AACTTTCCTAGCGAGTTCTAAATATATTGCATCTTAGTTCAAATGGTAGAACACAGCACTTTGAATGCTGAAGTTTCAAGTTCGAGTCTTGAAGATGCATCCAAATATATGACACAGTGGCAGAGATGGCTTAATGCACTTGTCTACTAAACAAGAGTACTAAAGAGTACCGTAGGTTCGAATCCTACCTGTGTCGCCAAGAAAGCGGTGCAGATTTCTTCGGAACTGCAGGAGATGAAAACCCTCCAAATATAATATTTATTGATAGTACGAAGTATGTAAACATATATATATAGCAGAATGGCAAATAGTAGCCGTTTAGTTCTAGAGTGCAATTATATATAACTTGCATATTTCGTAGTGTTTATAAATAAAAAAGGAGATGGTATATATGACTATCCAAGAATTAATCCAAGAGCATGTAAAAGAAGAATGTAGATATTGTACAAATAAAGAATGTGATGGAATACATATAACAAGAGACAATAAAACAAGATGTGATAAAAATGAGTAGATTAGCAGATGAAATAATGAATGAATATTTTAAGAAAAAGTATTATTCAAACAGAAAAAGACAGAAGTGTACAGATAAGAAGTGTATAGAGTGCAAATTGAGAATCGTTTGCGAAGGATGGGAAGAAAATGAAACAACACAATAAAATATATTTTGATGAACGGAGAAATTATCAATGAAAGGTGAAACAATCAAGGAAAATGATAAACTGAAATTTATAGGATATGATTACAACATTGCAAAGATTTATAATTATGACAAGATATTTAAAGACAAAGAATTAATAGTAGAAAAAATCCTACGATGTCCTTGTGAAAAAGGAGAAAATGATAAAATAAAATTTAAAGAAATAGAAGGATATTATAGAGCAATATTCTTTCAAAGAAAAGAGGAGTAAAATGAAAAGTTTATTAAATGTAATGAATAAAAATTTGGGAACAAATTTTAAAACTGTTGCAGAATATGGTGCAAATGCTGACAAGATTGATATGAAAATTGTAGCAGAAACATTATATCAATACATGTTATATCAAGAAACAATAGACAGAGCAGATATAGATAGTTTCAAAGTAAAACTAAAGATAAAGAAAGATAAGTAATATGTTTACTACAGAACAAATAATAAAATTAATATTAAATGGTCAAAAAAAGAGATTTTACAGTGATATAGATTGGATAAAGTTATCAGCAGAGATATTAGAAAGAGATAATAATGAATGTCAAGAATGCAAAAAAGAAGGAAAGCTAACAATAAAACAACACAAAAAGAAATTAGATATACATCATATAAAAGAGTTAGAAACAAATCCAGAGTTAGCATATGTAAAAAGTAATTTAGAAACAGTATGTGTACATCATCACAATATATTAGATAATAAAAAATTTAATGTAAACAAGAAAGAAAAGTTTATGAATGAGGAGAGATGGTAATGTTAAAAAAGATATATTCAACTAATGGAAAAATAGAAGAAGATGTAAAACAAATAATATTAAAGAATAAAGATTATTCATTAAAAGAATTGTTATATAAATATACAATACCTGAAGCAAGAATAGGATGGAAAGGACAAAAGAAAACATTTAAAGTTATTGCTAGAAATGATAATTTTATTATTATTGTAAGACCATACAATCCTAAAAAGACATTTGAATACTCAATATTAGATTTAGAATATATGGAATGTAATCATGATAATTACTATACGAAATATGATTATTCAAATAAAGAAGAATGCGAAGAAGCATTAAAGGAATTGCAGGAGACAAGAGATGAATTTCACGAAACTAAAATAAGATTTGATGATGGACTTCAGTTATCAAGAATAGGACCTGCTAAGATAGATGATGTTATAACAGAAATTTATATAAATGTTAAAGTTAATTAAGGAAAGGAATGATAAGATATGCCAAGAGCAAAGAAAGTAAAACCAATTGAGGAAGAATTAAAAGAAAATGAAATCAAAGTAAATGAAGTAGAAGCGGAAGTTGATACAGATACTAAGAATGAAGAAGCGGAAAATATAAGAGAGATGGAACTAGAAATATATAAGAAAGTATATAAAGTTTCAGAACTCCTAGAGCTTACAGAAAAGAAAGACAAGACTTATGCAGAGAAAGAAATTGTAAATAGATTCAGAGAGTTAATGCTTAATTATTATCGAGGAATTGAATATGCAATTTTAAGAAATTGCTGCGGAAAAAGATATACTATACAAGAATTAAAAGCTAATCTTGATTATGAAGTTATAGATAGAAGATGTAGTAGAAAGAACATGCGTTTCGACAAAACAACTGTAGATGCAGTAATAAGATTCGTGGAGGAGTATAATAGATAATACCCCCATACGAAACTTTTTGGGTATTTGAGAGGAGCTCAGGAACGAGGAGCTTTCTCATATTTTTAGATTTTTTGTAAATTATCGCATGAAGGGGGGTAGAATTTGAAAATGCCTAAAAAAAATGAAGAAAATTCAAAAGAATATGAAGATTTAAAAGAAGAATTGAAACAGCAACTTATAACTAACAATAATTACAACAAAGTAACAATTGAATTATTAGAGAAATATATCAAATTTACTGAAATAGAAGATAAACTTAATAAAGATATTGATAAAAGAGGGGTAAGCGTTGCTTGGAATAACGGCGGTGGTCAAAAAGGTCATAAAAAAAATGATAGTATTGCTGAACTTACAAAAGTAAATGCTCAAAAATTAAAAATACTTGATAAACTAGGAATCAAAGCACCTGAATCAAAAGATGAAGGTGATGATGACTATGAAGTATAACAAATATATTGATAGATGGTTTGAAATTGTAGAAAATGAAGAGATAAGAGTGTGCCAAGAACAAAAAATGCTAGTCAAATGGCTCAAAAATAAATTAGATACAGAAAATATCATAATCAATAATGAAGAAATAGAAAAAGCTATTGTTACGAAAGAAAAGTGGTTTGATTACCAACTCTTAGACTGGGAAAAATTTTTGGATGCTTGTGAATACGGCTTATATTATGAAGATGGCTCATTAGTATTTAATGAGTTTTTTATTATGGCAGGAAGAGGTTTTGGGAAAAATGGATACATAAGTACAGAAGTATTTTATCAGACTACTAAACAACATGGAATTAAGAATTATGATATAGATATTATAGCAACATCAGAAAGTCAGGCTAAAACATCATTTAAAGATGTTCACGATATGATAGAAGAAAATCCAAAATTAAACAAGGCTTTTAATATAACTTTGGAGGAAATAAAGAACAAGACTACAAAATCTACGATAAATTACAATACGAGCAATTCAAAAACAAAAGATGGTAGAAGACCTCGGACATGTGTTTTTTGATGAAATACATGCTTATGAAGACTATAGAAATATAAAAGTTCATACTTCTGGTGGAGGTAAAAAGAAAAATTTTAGAATTACTTACATAACAACAGATGGTGATGTAAGAGATGGAGTTATTGATGATTACAAAAAAGAAGCAAAAGATGTATATACTGGAGTAATTAAAAATTCAAGAACTCTTTTTTTTATATGTAAATTAGACAATGAAAAAGAAGTAGAAGATCCTAAAAATTGGATTAAAGCAAACCCATCTTTGATTACATTTAAAGATTTAATGAACACAATGTTAAGTGAACATCAAAAAGCTTTAAGAAGACCATCTCTTTTTCATGAATTTATGACTAAAAGAATGAATATACCTCATCAAGACGAAACAAGAGTAGTAGCAAAATGGGAAGATATAGTAGCAACTAATCAGCCACTACCAGAATTAGAAAGTGAACCATGCATAGGCGGACTAGACTATGCAAGCGTTCGAGATTTTTGCGGTGTAGGATTATTATTTAAAAAAGATGGGAAAAAAATATGGAAGAGCCATACTTTTATAAATAGAAATAGCCCTCATTTAGCACTAGTCAAGAAAGAAGTTATAAAAGAAGCAGACTCTAAAGGAGAAATAACGTGGATCAGTACACCAACAATTCCACCTGAAATTGTAGCAGAATGGTTTATTAATCAAATGTCAAAATACAACATTATTGCAATCGCAATTGATAAAGTAAAAGCAAATTATTTCATAGAAGCGTTTGAAAATGTTGGTTTGACATTAAGAACATCTAGTAACAAAACTGGTGAAATTGTAATAGTTAGAAGTGGCGAGTTTACTGACACAATGGTATATGGAGTACTAGAAGATTGGTTTTCTAACCATAACCTTATTTTTGGAGATAGTACTTTAATGCGTTGGTATGTAAATAATACAGCTGTAGAACCTAGAAAGAATGGAAATAAGGCTTTTATAAAAATAGAGCAACAGAGCAGAAAAAATGATGGTTTTATGGCTCTTACACATGCTACAAGCATACAAAGTGAATTAAAAGAAACCAAAAAGATAGATAAAGAATATTTAGAAACATTTTTAAGAGCATATTGAAAGGAAGTGATAGTTTGGGATTTATAGAAACAGCCTCAGATTATATGAGAAGATGGTTCAATAAAGATAACGAAATATGCTTAAGTCAATGTATAGATTTAATTAATGATACTTGTTATAAGGAGTTGGGATTACGAAAGGTAATATCTTTACTAGCAAGTTCTTTTATTAGTACAGAATTTAAAACATATGAAAATCACGAGGAAGTTAAAAAAAATATGTATTATAAACTTAATGTTTCTCCAAATCTAAATTCAAACAAATATGATTTTTACTTTAAATTTATAAAACGTCTAATAAGGGAACGAGAATGCTTAATTGTTGAAGTAAATGATCAATTATTTGTTGCAGATAGTTTTGAGAAGAAAAAATTTGCATTAAAAAACTATTGGTTTGAAAAAGTTGTCATTGATGACTATCCGTTAAAAGACAAGTTCTTTATGAATGATGTGCTTTACTTTAGCTTGAATGACGAAAGATTAGAAGTATTAATAAATTCAATAGAGAACAATTATTCAGGTATTATGGGTGCTATGCAAAATGCTTATGTAAGAGATAGAATGCGAAAAATCATTGTGAATTATGATTCAACAAACAATTTAAGAAATGGTGAAGAAAATGATTTACAAAAATTGATTGATGAACTGATAAAGCCGTTTATTGAAGGAACTAGGAATGTACTTACTTTACCCAAAGGTTTTTCGTTGTCTATTCTAGACGACAAAAATCAGAAAACAAGTTCCGATAAAGTTTCTGAAATGAAAGAGGCAGGTAAAGAAATATTCGAAAACATAGCTTCAATATTTAATATTCCTGTTGATTTGCTTTACGCGAACAAGAATGAATTAAAAGAGCAAGAACAGTATTACATGACACATGCACTCAAACAGTTGGCGTTAATGTTTAACACTGAAGTTAATAGAAAAGCTTATTCAAAAAGTCAATTTTTAAAAGGTACATATATCAAAGCTGATTTATTAACAACAGAATTTACAAACTGGTTAAAAGAAGCTGATTCATTAGACAAATTATTTAGAATAGGATTTAAGCATAATACTCTATTAAACAAATTAGGAGAAGAAGAATTAGAAGAAGAATGGGCAAATAAATCATATGTAACTAAAAATTACATGACAGTTGAAGGAGGTGATAAAGGATATGAACAGAATTAAGCAACAAGCTAAAAATAGTGTAAATATTTACTTATATGGCGATATTGCTGATTACTGGTGGGATGATGAATCTAATTCTGCTAAATGTTTAAAAGACAAGCTTGCAGAATTAAACGATATTACCGAAATAAATTTACATATCAATTCTTTGGGTGGTGATGTTATCGAGGGAATAGCAATGTTTAACTTGTTAAAACAACATCCTGCTAAAGTAAATGTATTTGTAGACGGATTTGCATGTTCTATTGCAAGTGTTATTGCAATGGCTGGAGACACAGTATATATGCCTAAAAATGCTTACATGATGATACATAATTGTTGGACTTGTATGCAAGGCAACTCGAAAGAGTTAAGAAAGACAGCTGACGATCTAGACAAAATCATGGAAGGTTCTATTGAATCGTATTTGTCAAAAGTAAATATAAGTAGAGAAAAACTAGTAGAATTGTTGGATGCTGAAAGTTATCTTACTGCTGAAGAATGCTATGAAATGGGTTTCGCAGATATAGTAATGCCAATTTCAGAAACAATTGAACAATCAGCAACTAGAAGTATCTTACAATTAGTAAAAGAAAACAAAGAATTGAAAATGCAAATTGATTCTACCAAAAATGAAACAATTAATATTTCAAAAAAAGCTGTTGAAGATATAGCTAATAGAATTGTTGAAAAAATGAACGACGACAATTTTAAAAAAGAAAAATTTAATAATAAACCAGAAAGAGACCAAAAAAATATTTTTGAGTCTTTTTTTAATGGAATTTTAAAAAATGAAAGTGAGGAACAATAATTATGAGTATTAAAGATTTAAACAGAGAAGATATTAAAGAAAAGGCTTTAAAAGCTATTGAAGAAGGAAAAACAGAAGAACAAGCAAAAGTAATGGAGCAATGGATGGAAATGGTAGCTGAAGAAGTAGCAGAAAAAGTAACAAAAGAACAAGCTACAATTAATAATGATACAATTATTTTAACAAATAGAGGAGCAAAACAACTAACAAGTGAAGAAATAAAATACTTTGAAAAGGTTTCAGAAGCAATGAAACAAAATAATGTTAAACAAGCATTAACAGATTTAGATGTTACAATGCCAAAAACAACAATTAATAGAGTGTTCGAAGACTTAGAAGAAGCACATCCTTTGCTAAAGAAAATAAAAATAACAAATGTAACTGGAATTACTGAAGTAATTAAAAGAACAGGTGACGTTGAAGTTGCTTGGTGGGGACCTCTATGCGATGCAATTAAGAAAGAATTAGAGGCAGGATTTAAAAGAGAGTCTACAACACTTTACAAATTAAGTGCTTTCTTGCCAATTTGCAAAGCATATTTAACATTAGGACCAGCTTGGCTTGAAACATATATAAGAACAATATTAACGGAAAGTATGTCGAAAGGATTAGTTAAAGCTATTGTTACCGGTACAGGCGTTGATCAACCTTATGGTATGGATAGAGACTTAGAAGCGGCAGTTACACCAGGACAACCAGTTCCTAGAAAAACAGCTATTCAAGTTAAAGATTTTGAACCTAAAACACTTGGAAAAATAATTGCTAAATTAACAAATGGAGGGAAAAGAGTAGTAACAAAAGTAACATTAATAGTAAATCCTGTTGATTACTGGGAGAAAGTATTTGCAATAACAACTTCTAAAAATGCACTAGGACAATATGTAGCAAATCAATTTCCATTTCCAGTTGATATAGTTCAAGAACCATCTGTAGCATCAGGAGAAGCTGTAATAGGCTTAGCTGAGAAATATGACTTGGGCGTTGGAATGGGTCAAAAAATTGAATATTCTGATGAATTTAAATTCTTAGATGATGAAAGAGTTTATCTATCAAAAATGTATGCAAATGGAAAAGCTATTGACAATAATTCATTCTTATTGTTAGATATATCAAAAGTTGCAGCAGACGAAACAAACGGATAGGATGTGAGTTACTATGAACATTGGTAACGATATAAAATCGGATGATGAATTTTTTAAAGAAGTTAAAAGAACAGTAGGAATTACTTGGGAGGACGAAGCAACAGATAATAATGTTCGAGATTACATAAGACAAGGTGTAGAAGTGCTACAAAACGATGTTGGCACTTCTATTGACTTTGAAAAAGATGATATAGCAAGAGGACTTCTAAAAACTTATTGCAGATATGCAAGAAACAATTCAGAAGAATATTTTATTGAAAATAACCTGCAAACAATCCTGAAATTGGAGGTCAAATATGGCAAAAGTTAAATTTAGTCAACCAATTCAAAATTATCACCATTATACATATAATGACGGCATGGCTTATTTTGGTTTAATAAAGATATTGAAAAATGAGAAAAAGGAAAAAATAGGAGAAACAATTGAAATTATCGGTAAAAGACCATTTGCTAATGTAAATATAAGAGATTCAGACAATAATATTGCTGAATCTCTAGGATATACAATCGATAAAAAGATTAGAGTTCCATTGTCACAAATACCTAAAAATGTTAAATTTAAACTTAATAATGATAGTCAGTTATATGAAGTAAAAAAACGTGATTCAAGTGATGGAAAAAACTTATATCTATATTTACAAATTGCGAGTAACAAAAAAATGGAGGATTAATATGAATGATGAAAGAATTATAAAACAATTAGAGATATTCAAACTACCAGTGCGGAAATAAAAGAATATATGAAAATGAATTAGATGGAAACTATAATTATTTTATTTTTCGTAGAGGTCAATTAATCAAAAATGGTTGTGGAAGATTTGTGAGGAAGATTTATATTTCTTATGTATACGACGGGGAACAGAAGATATCTGATTATGAAATAATTAACACAATCGAAAAATTAGGTCTAAATTTCATAACGATGGATAACGATGAATTTCAATTAGCGGATACTAATAACTGGATAGATATGAATACATTTACTTTCGAAAGACCAGAAAAGGGGTAATAAATGAGTAAATACAATCAAATATCATTAGATTTTACTGAAATAGCAAAATTGGAAGAAAGAATAAAAGCTTTGCCTAAAAAAGCTGAGTATGAAATAAATAATTATTTATGGAATGATGCAGGTAATATATTAAGGAAACAAGTATATGCAAATATGCCACGTTCCCAAAAAGATAAATCGAAAGTAAAAAAGGCACCTAAAGTTCATGCAAAAGATGCTAATAGCTTAGATAAAGAAACATTTAATTTAGGTGTAAGAATACAAACACATTTAAAGCCAAAATCAAAAGATTTTGGTTATTTAATCTTTCCTGATGAAGGTAGAGGAAAACATCAAAAAAGAAAAGGTGCTCAGAATTTTTTTGGAAGAGCACTAGATAAAAGAACAAATGAAATAGCGGAAGGTTTGCTAAATCATTTGGATAAAAAAATAGAGGAGGAATTGTAATGGTAATAGAAGAATTTGATGATTATAAAATTATAGAAGGGTCTATACAATTTAATAATAAATCTGCAGTAGCGTTTGGTTGCATAGGAACATTAGACGCAACATCTAATGTAGAAGAAGTAGTTAAAAAATGTGAAGGAGTAGTAGTAAAGAAAGTAAAGAGAATTACTGATATGACAGTAGCTTTAACTGGACATGCTAAAATCCCTGCAGCGAGAGACATAATGGGCTTAAGCAATTCGGGATTAAAAACTGGTGTTTATGCTTATGGTACAGACACATTTTCAAACCCTTTCACTTTTGCTGCTAAAGTTCTTGACATGGACAATAAGGTAAAATACATAGCTTTTTCTAATTTAGAAAATGTAAAAGGATTGTCTATTAAAGTAAATAATGATACAACAGAAATAGAAATGAAAGATTTTGAATTTTCAGCATTAGCAGATGCAAACAAGAAATTTTATTATGAAGCTTATGAAGATGAGATAGAAGATACTGATGTAAAAGAAAAATGGTTAACAAACTTTACACCAGATCTAGTAAAAGCAGTTAAAGATAATCAAGACAATGGTTAACAAAAAAGTCGAATATTGTCGATAACTTTTCCTTGTCATAATTTGAAATTAAATATAGAATTGTGACAAGGAGGGAATATATATGGGGAAAAATAAAATAGAAATAATTTTATTAATTATAGGGCTAGTAAGTGCTTTAATCTGTGGTGCAGTGTATGAAATTAGCAATTTAAATTCTAAGATAACTGACTTAGAATCAGAATTAGAAATTAAGAATACAGTTATTAAAAATAAAAATGAACAAATAAAAAAAATAGGGAAGTCTGACAAACAAGAAGAGATTGGCCAAAACATAGAGAATTTGACAACTAAAGTTGCAGACCTTACAAATCAAAAAGAGAATTTAGAAAAACAAATTGAATCGTTAAAAAGTGACGCAATTAAACTAAAAGGTAAACCGAAACAATATCCAGCAGGACAATTAACAGCGGGAACTGATATACCAACGGGAAAATATAAAATATATGGTGGAAACAGTAATTTTATAGTTCGTTCATCTTACGGAAAATTAAGAGTTAATATAATTCTGGGTTCAAGATTAGGTGTTGATGAATATGTTTATACATTTGAAGTAGGGGATAAAATTGAAGCAAGTTCATCATTTAAATTAGTAGCTGTAGAATAAATAAAAAAACACTTACATATTTGTAGGTGTTTTATTTTTGAAAAATATAAAACTATTATAAACTAAATATAAAAATTAATCAAGCACTAAATTTATTTTAGTGTTTTTTTATTATGGAGGGAATAATGAAAATTAATGAAAATGAAGTAAATTTGAAAATAACTCCTTTAGCGCTCAGAAAAACAGAAGAAATGTATCAGGATTTTGATATTCTTGCATTATTAAGAAAATTGCAAGAAGAGGGAAAAGAACCTAGAATATCAGACTATTACAAACTTGTATATACAGGATATATAGGCGCTACTGGTGAAAACATAGATTATGATAATTTCTTAAAATTAATAGAAAATATTGATTTACTAGAAATTAATAGAGCAGGCGTAAATCTTTTATTGAAAAGAAAAAACTAAAATTCCAAGAAGGATTTAAAAGAGTTACTAAAAAAGAAAAAAGTAAATATCAAAAACCAAACATACATATCGAAACAGTAGCAGACATGTATGTTTTTTATGTGCAAATTTATGGAATAGATATTCAAACTTTCTGGAACAGTGATGTATCCTTCTTGGACAATATCGTAGAAAACAAAATAGCTTATGAAAATTATGTAAGCAATCCAAAGGAGGTTAAGTGATGTCTAAAAATAAACAAAGTATAAAATTTGAAGCGGAAGTATCTGGATTTAAAAAAGAAATTGAAGAAATGAGAAAAAGCATTACATCGCTTAACAAAGAATTAAAATTAAATCAAGAGCAATTAAAAGGAAACGAAAATGATTCTAATTTATTGACAACAAGGGTAGAAACATTAAGCAGAGAATATGAAGAACAGAATAAAGTAGTAGAGAATACAAATAAGGTTTATGAAAGGTCAGTAGAGCTATTTGGAAAAAATTCCGCAGAAGCTAAAAGCTGGAAAGATAAACTTGTAGACGCAGAGACTAAACAACAAAAAATAAAAAATGCATTAGATGAAGCTAATAAGAAACTGGCAGAGCAATCAAGTAAGTTGATTCAAAATGGAAAAAAATGGCAAGAACAAGGAGAAAAGATTACAAAAGTAGGAGATAAAATTGAAAAAGTAGGAAACAAGTTATCTGTTATTAGTGCTGGTATTGGAGCTATAGCGGGTGGTTCTTTAAAAGCTTCAATAGATTTTGAAACTGCATTTACAGGCGTAGAAAAAACAGTAGATGGAACAGCTGAGCAAATAGCTGAATTAAAGCAGGGGATATTAGACATGTCTACTCAACTTCCATCTTCTACAACAGAAATAAGTGCTGTTGCTGAGGCAGCAGGGCAATTAGGAATACAGACAGAAAATATCTTATCATTTACAAGAACAATGATTGATATGGGCAACTCTACAAACTTGTCGTCAGATGAAGCGGCTACTTCTCTTGCAAGATTTGCTAATATCACTCAAATGAGTCAAAAGGATTTTGATAAATTAGGCTCATCTATAGTTGACTTAGGAAATAATTTTGCTACAACTGAATCAGAAATAGTTGAAATGGCTCTAAGACTTGCAGGTGCAGGCAAACAAGTTGGAATGTCAGAAGGTCAGATACTTGGACTTGCGACAGCTTTAAGTTCTGTGGGAATTGAAGCTGAAATGGGTGGTTCGGCTCTTTCAAAAGCAATGGTTAAAATGCAAAATGCTGTTGAAATGGGTGGTAAAAAATTAAATAATGTACTAAATAAAACTGGAATGTCTTTAAGAGAATTAGAATTAATGTCTGCTAATGATTCGATGGGATTTAAAGAACTTTCGAGTAGCATCGGAATGACAAGTACAGAACTAAAACAATTAATAACAGCAGGTACAAACTTAGAAGATTTTGCAAGTATTTCTGGAATGACAGCTGAGCAATTTAAAAAAGCGTGGAAAGATGACGCAACAGGAGCGTTAACTGCATTTATAAAAGGTTTAGGAACAGCTGAAGAAAAAGGAGAAAGCGCAATTGTATTACTTTCCGAAATGGGTTTATCAGAAGTAAGACTAAGAGACTCTTTATTAAGAGCGGCGAACGCAGGAGACTTATTTAACAGTGCTATTGAAACTGGAACGAAAGCTTGGAAGCAAAATACAGCACTTACAAATGAAGCAAACAAGCGATATGGTACAACAGAATCTCAATTAAAGATATTAAAGAATGAAGTTGTAAAATTAGGTATAGAGTTTGGAAATGAGCTGGCACCTTCTCTAAGACAGATAATAAAAGATGCTAAACCACTTCTAACTACTGTTTCTAGTGCTGTTAAAAAATTTAGTGAATTAGACTCTACAACAAAGCAAAATATAATTAGAGTAGGAGCATTCGTTACAGCAATAGGACCTGTTACAAAAGTTTTAGGACAAGTCACATCTGGTGTAGGAACTGTTACTTCTAGTATAGGGAAAGCAACAGAAGCTCTCGGGAGAATAAATACGGGGACTCAAACTACTAATTCAGAAGTAAAACTTGTTACAAGTGCAATTTCGCAAATGTCAAGTGCGACAGGAATTTTAACACTAGCAGTTACAGCATTAATAGGAGCTTATGCAGTTGCAAAAATTCAAACTGCAGAGCGACAAAAATATATGACAGATGAAATTTACAAACTAGATGAACAAATAAAAAGTAGGGAAGAACTAACTAAAACTGTACTAAAGGAAAGAGATGCAACAATATTTCAAATGGATCAAGTTAGCAAATTGAAAGATGAGCTAGACAGTTTAGTAGATACAAATGGAAAAGTAAAAGACGGATATAAAGATAGAGTAAATTTTATTTTGAACGAATTAAATAATGCATTAGGAACTGAATTTAAGATAACAGGCGATGTAATAAATAATTATGAAAATTTGAATAAAAGTGTTAAAGATTTAATTAGAACTAAAAAAATTAATGCAATATTGGAATCAGAAGAGAAATTATATAACGAAGGAATAAATGAAAAAGCAAAAGCGTATGAATCAGTTGCTAACGCTCAAAAAAATGTAAATGAACTGCAAAAAAAGATTGCTGCTTGGGAAGAAAAAAATGGGAAAATTGATGATAGTGTGCAAGGAAAATTATTAAGAGGTCTCACAGTAACAACAGATGCGCATGCTGAACTCAATGGATTAAGAGCAGATTTGAAGGTTGCTCAAGAAGAACTAACTAAAGCAGAAGGAAATTATAAACAGAAAATGGACAATATTAATACATATACGCAAGATGCAACAGTTCTGCTAGGAAAAGATGTTGAGGCACAAGAAAAACTGTTACAGGAAAAATCAATAGCGCATCAAAATGCGAGTGACGACATTGCGGAATCTACAAAGGCATCTATTGAAAATTATTTATATGATTTAAATATGTTTAAAAAATATAAAGATGAAGCAATAGAAAAACAAGACGAGACTTCGAAAAAATATTATGAAAATCAAATAGAAATTAATGAAAAAGCTTTGAAAGAGCAAATTAAACACTTATCTGAAATGACAAGTACAACAGAAGAAATGACACCTGCTCAAATTGAAGCTTGGAAGACATTAGCAACAAATTCGAATGATATATATAAAGAAGAAATATCAAAAATACCTGTAGAGATGAGGCAAAAAATACAACAAGCAACAGGTGAAATTAATTCTGAGATACCAGCAGCAGAAATTGCAACGAGATCTTTAGCTATTCGAGTAACTGATGAATTAGAAAAATCAGCAGAAGCAAGGAAGAGTGCATTAGAAACGTTACAAGGGTTTATGAATGGTTTAACAGATGATGAGCAACGAGAGTTGTTAAAAAATGCAGGTATCAAAGATGTAGATGAAGTAATGAAAGGTCTAAAAGAAGGAAATTTATCAGAAGAACAAGGAAAAAATGTTTTAAAGGGAATTTTGTATGGACTAGATGACAAGAATTGGAATGAACAATTAAGAGCAAAAGCTTCTGGACTTGCAAAACAACTTTCTGAATTGTTGACTATAACTCCAAAAATCGGAGCAGTTCAAGGTGCTTCACAAGCGTTAGCAACTATTCAAGCAGTACAGCAAAAAGCTTCTGGACATGCAGATGGATTAGCATATGTTCCTTACAATAATTATGTAGCGAGATTGCATGAAGGAGAAAGAGTTTTAAGTAAAAAAGAAAATGCAGAATATATCCGAAACAATATAAGTAATAAAAATAGTAGAAATGTAACAGTAAACATATATCCTCAAACAATGACAGAAGGAGACATGTATAAAGTAAGCAGATTTGTTAATAGAGAATGGGGTGAAAAAAGTTGACATATAAGTATGAAGATATAAGAAATTTTTATTTTGAAAATGAAATAGGACAAAGAGTAGATTGCCAAAAGGTGAATGGTAGCTTATTTTTATTTAATATTACTGGTCTAGGATTCGAAAAAAATGTTGAATATGTGCAAATCGGAAATTCTTTTATAAAAAATAAAGAAAAAATTAAACAAGGCATTATTGAAGGTGAATTAGAATTTTACAATATGACTTATGATGAATATAGCAATTTTATAGATTTTGTTCTAAAGTCAGAATCTTTAAAATTAATATATATTCCTAAAAAAAGTAATAGAGTTGAATATTATAGAGATATAGACGTTGTAAAAATAGAAAAGAACGATGAAGATGATTTCAATGTTTTGACTTCTCCAATTTCAATTTATTGTACCTCACTTTGGTATAAAGAGAATACTGTCATTTATATGGGAGATGAAGCAGAAAACGAGATTAGATGGGATTTTGATTGGGATAGTAAATTTACAGATTATGAGAATAGAAATCTAATATTTGAAAATAAAGGGCATGTAGAAGCTCCTTTTTTATTAAAAATGAACGGATATGTTCTAAATCCAAAAATTCAAGTATATGTAAATAAACAAAAAATATATGAATTAGCATTAAATATAACAATAGAAGAAAATGAAAAGCTAATGTATTCGACAAAAGATAATGGATTGTTTTTATATAAAGTACATACAGATGGAACAATAGAAAATTTATTTAATTATTTAGATCTAAATAATATAAACTTCTTTAAACTTCCGAAACGGAGTTTGTGAAGTAAAGGTAAGTGGAGAAAATGAAATATTAAATACAAGATTAACAATCTTTGAAGAATATGTAGCGGTGTAGGAGGTAAATATGTTAAGAGGACATGTTTTTAAATTTCAAACTTTTGCAAATGAAGCGTTTGCACATTTTATAAATGTATTTTTGCAAGGAAATATGGGTGTAACAAAAGGTTGCAATTTAAGCAAAACAAACGATTCTGTAACTATAAGTGCAGGATATTTTTGCGTAATGGGAAGATTTCTTGAAATCATAGGAAATGAAACAATAGAAAATATAACGAATACTGGATATTACAACCTTGTTTGTGAAATTGATTTATCTAAAACAAATACAAAATCGGAGCTAAATCAAGCAGTAGTAAAAACAATAAGAAATACAAGTGGGTATGGAACTCTAATAAAAGAAGATTTGTTTGGAGACGGAAATATTTATCAGTATGAATTTGCAAGATTTAAAGTGACAGAAAGTGGAATTACGGAATTTGAAGATAAAAGAACATTTTTGAATTTAGATAGTATATATAACTTAATAAACAATAATTTCAATAAAATGTTCGATTTAAAGAATCAAGAAGCAGAAACGTTATTGGAAGAAATCAGACAAGAACTAGCAAGTGTTGTAGATGGAAGTGCATATTTGTTAAAAAATGGAGGAGGAACAATAAATGGCGATTTGGAAGTTACAAACGGAAAAATTAAAGGAAATGTTATTGGTAATGTTACTGGTAATTGTAGTGGTTCTTCAAGTAGCTGTACTGGCAATTCAGCAACTGCTACTACTGCAAATAATGCAAAACAATGCACACGGCAATTCAGCAACTGCTACTAAGCTACAAACAGCGAGAAATATAAAATTGCAAGGAGCGGTAAGCGGAAATGCTAATTTTGATGGAAGCGGAAATATAACAATTAATACAACTCAGTCTAATATAGCAGTAATAACAGGAAATATGGATTTAGATGCGAACTCATCGAGTATGGCAGCAGAGGGATATTGCACATTCACACAAGTCGACAATATTAACTATCCAAACGGATTTTCAAAAGATAACTGTGTTGTTATTAGCTATGCAAGAAAAGGAGTTAAAGGATTTGGATATGGATGGAATAATTACCCAAACTCAGCTGACCTTTTTACTGGTAGTTTACCGATTACGATTAGATTAGATGATAAAATTTCAATTAGCGCAGGAAATTTAAGTGTAAATGCTCAAACAATAACATACAAAATAGTTCTTATGAAAATATCATAGTAGGTGATAAAAATGGAATTATATATATTAGATAATAAAAATTTAAACGTATTATCAGTATGTCGCCCGTGCGATTATAATTTAAATTTAGATGAAGAAACAAATGGCAAAACAGAACTTGTTTTGCCTTCTTTAAATTCAGCGAAAAAAGGTTATTACATAGTATTGAATGGACTATATAAGCAATTTATATTTGTAATAGATGATGTAATAACTGCTAAAGATGAAAAATGTGTAACTGTTGTAGCATTAGATATTTCAAATATTTTTGATAGAAAAGTTATCTTAAAAAATAAAGATGATATGCAAAATACAGGGATAGAAAACTATATAGCAGATGAAATGGATAGAAGTTTCATAAACTCAGATGACAGTGTATTAAATCTAAATTATGTAGATGTTTACATACATTCAAACACAAAAGCGAATGTAACAATAAATGAAGAAAACGGCTTATATAATTTTCATACATTTCTAATAAATTGTAGACAATATAAAAATATCTATACAGAGTTTTCAATTGTAAATAAAAGATTAAAGATAGATATAAGTTACAAATTAGAAAGTACAATGCTTGTAGATGCTACTCTAGCAGAAGTTACAGGATACAACAAAATTTATGACGTAGACCCGGTTGCAAAAGTAGAGGCTTATATAAGAGAAGATGAAAGCACTTACAATTTATATTTAAGAACAGATAGAACAACAACTACAGATAAAAACGACAAAAATAGACTAGACGGAAGAATAGAAGTAATAAGTTGTGATACTCTAGAAAATGCAAAAGAAGAAGCTTTAAATGTAATAAAGTCTAATACTTATAAACATTTGGTAGAATTTAATATTTCTAAAAAATCTAAATTAATAGACGTAACAAAGTTATACATAGGAAGAGTTATAAAGATAAAAACAGAAGATAGTATTTATGACAGCTATATAAGTGCAATCACGCTAACAGATGAAAATTTTGTTTCTTATAAAACTGGAAATTTGAGAATAGATTTTACAGATAGACAAAGACAACAGAAGAGAGAAGGCACAGTAGGTACAAAACTTGACATAAGCGGAGGAAATATAACTAATACACTGAAAATACGAGGAAAAACGGTTGCAACAGAAGAAGATACAAATAAAAAGGTTACAAAAACTGGAGATACAATGTCAGGTGATTTAAGTTTACCAAATAGCAAAATTAAATTTTCTAATAACGGCGGAGTCGAGTGGAAAGAAAACGGATATGGGGATGGATTTAGAATAATACCTGATTTCAACGGTACAGACGATAGCAATAAATTAAAAATACAAGGAAGCACTGGAAAAGCAGGAGATAATTTGAATTTTAATGACATAGCAAGTATAAGTGCTAAAAACGGAAACGTTAATTTTAAAGGTTCTGTATCGGCTGCTGCTGGATTCAAAGGAACATGGAATGGATATACAGCGGATTTTGCTACTGCGAACACGGCGGACACATGGATTCTGGTTTTAAAAGGTACTACAATACAACATAGACTTTTGATGACAAAGTTTGCAACATATGAACAAGACACCGGATTGAAGTGGGTTGATGGTAAAACCATTTATATAAAGACAGTAAAAATAACAAGTTTAAATTCGAGTAATCCTCAATATCAGCACGGAATTAGCAATTTTGGTGAGTTGATTGATATTCAAGGCACAGGCTACTGGTCTGGACAAGGCTGGCAACCGATTCAACGTGTTGTGACAGATAATATTGGACCATACGGACTTGGACTTGGTGATGTAAATTCAACTAAGTTCATGCTTCAAGTCGGTACAAGTTACACTGGTTTTCAAAAAGCATATATAACTCTAAAGTATACAAAGAAATAGAGGTGAAAAAGTAAATGGAAAATATATCTAGTACAATACTGCAAATAGCAAGTTTTATTACGGCGGTAACAGTAATAATAGTAGCAATGCAAAAAATATTAAAAAAAATGTTTGAACCGATACACAAAAAAATTGACGGAATAGACTTAGGACAAGCTCGTAACTATTTAGTAGATTTTCTTGCAGATGTTGAAAATGGTGTAAGTAAAGATGAATGTCAGATAGAAAGAGCATACGAGTTGTATGATCATTACACAAAAGACCTGCATGGGAATAGTTATATACATTCGAAATGGCAGAAAGTGATGGAAAGAGGTGAATTAAATGGAAGAAGCAGTAAAACAATTATTACTAAACATAGCAAATTTATTTAAAGTAAAAACGATGTTAAGTTTAGCAGTAATAATAACAACATGTGTATTAACATGTAAAAATGTAGTAAGTGTTGAAGCCTTCATGGCAATAGCAAGTGCGATAGTGACTTATTACTTTACAAAAAATAAAGAGAAGGAGGAATAAGGATGTTAAGTGTAAAATATAGACAGATGAATCTAAAATTTTTGGGATATTACAAAAATGCAATTGACGGCATTGAAGGTGTAGGAACAAAGCAAGCTTATAGAGATTTTCAAAAAGATTTCGGACTAGCTGTAGACGGAATTTATGGTGTAAATACGAATGCTAAGCTAATAGAAGTAATAAAAGAAAGGCAGAAAGAATTAGGTGTAGCACAAGACGGTATAGCTGGACAAGTTACAACAAATGCAAGAAATAATAATCTTAGCTGGAACAACATAAAACACTTTTCTAAAAACGAATTTACTTGTAAATGCGGTTGTGGTTTAAACAATATAAACTTGAAATTAGTTAAAATCTTAGATGATATAAGAGAGCATTTCGGACAACCTGCCGTCATCACATGCGGTTGCAGATGTCAAAAATATAATGATAGCTTAAGAGGAAGTGTAAAAAATTCTAGACATGTGACCGGAAAAGCAGCTGATTTTTATGTTAAAAATGTAAGTACAAACACATTACTATCTTACACAAAATCTCTTGTAAGACAAGGAAAATTAAGATATACATATACAAATAATACGAACATGGCAGGAGCTGTGCATATAGATATAAATTAAAACAGAGCTAGATTTATTTCTAGCTCTTAATATTAAAATATTTACATTCAGCTTCCTTACGAGCCTTCACGGCTTCTTCAAGAGTGTCGAAATAACCGAGACTGATTGATTTTCGATTGAACTGTATTCTAACTCTATATCTATCATTAACTTTAGTTATTCCGTGTGTGACCTGTTGAGTTGTTTTTTTGTGTCTTATTAGAATAAAAACTTAGTAAGCTAGAACGTTGTTTTTCTTTTTCTATGTTTGATAAATTGCCTTGCATGCAACCACAACTTTTTATTTTGCCTTTTAAAACTTGCGTAAATGCCAGTTCTCTAAGTTTTCCACAATCACATTTAAATAGTGCCAATTTAGAATTGTACTTATCTATTTTGTTTAAGTTCTTTATAAGAGTAAGTTTATTAAATTTCTTTCCGATATAGCTATCTATATTATAACCTCTCATATTAGATCCTCTTTATTGAATAGCAATTGTTGTTATATATTTTCCTGCTGAAAGACCGTCTAATCTTTGTTCTAATTCATAATCGTTACATTCATATATTTCTACTTTTTTAGAGTCTCCTGCTTCTTTTTTCATTGTTTTATTTGAAATATATTTTGTATGTATTATTTCTTCTCCGTTTTCATATACATAAACTAATTTCTTCATAACTTTCTCCTTTTTTAGAGTGCTAGCCGTTTTGGTCTAGTCTTATCTCTTTCTGTAATTATAATAACACACGGTATACCGTATGTCAATACTTTTTTTAATTTTTTTTCAAAAACTTTTCAATTTCTTCTTTAACCCATACCGCATAAGGTTTATCAAGTTTTTGTAAAAATTCTTCTGCTAAGTCTTTATCTACTTTAGCAACTAATCTTTTATATTTTTCACTTTCCCATTTTGATTCTTTTTTATAATCTCTCATGATTACCTCCTAAAAAAATAATATTTTACTATATTATAGTACACGGTGTACCGTGAAGTCAATATTTTTTTCAAAATCACTATATTTGCCGTATTTTTGCAACAACAAAGTATATGTCTAAAAAATAAAAACGGCTTAAAATCGATTCTCGTGCGTCGAAAAAATGGCGGAAAATCAAGAAAAATTAATTGTCGAATTTTGTCGTACGATTGTGTAAAAAAGTATTGACGAAAATAACGAAAAATGATATTTTGATATAAATAATATATTATAACACATATAAAAACGGTTAGTGTACATAATATTTACAAAAAGCATAAAATGTTATATAATAGTATATAAAATTAAAGGGGAGATAGTTATGCTTGAAGTAAAAGATTGGGAAGAATTTTGGAAAGACTCTGAGGCTATTAAATTAGCTGCGTATATAAGAAAGAAATATATGGATTATAAAAGAAATATAGAAAAAAGAGAAATATCACCTATAAAATTACAAAAATCATTATATTTCTTATTCGCATATTGGGGTAAGTTTATACGAGAAAACAGAGAAAATCCAGATAGTGTAGAAGTAGATTATTCATCATACAATGAATATTTATTTGACGATAAAATAGAAGCTTGGACTTATGGTCCTGTGATACCTTCTGTTTTTTCAGCGGAAAAATGTGAATTTTTACCATTTGTTGATATAGATGGATATTTAGCAGAAGATCATATAAAAAGAGAATTTATAGATGACTTGTTGCATCAGCTATTTGCAATAAGCGATTTTAGTTTAGTAGATTTATCTCATCAAGATGAATGTTGGAAAAATTATTATATAGAAAACGATAAAAAACATAATAGAGAAATACCGAAAGAGGATATAATAAATGAATATTGTATTAAATCAGCATAATATATTATCATCAAATACAATAAAAGTGAAAAATAGGATTGGAAATAAAATAATAAGTACAGATAAAATAAGATTTAAAGAAGTTAATATGAATGGAGCAATTCATTCAATTAAACTTGAGAATAAATACTTCACTAACTTTGTTAAGAGTTATGATAAAAAATTATATATTGAAATAAAAGAGTTGTTTGATGATATTATTTTAAAAAATGCAACATTAGATGAAAAATTTATACTATTAAATAATGATAATCAAAATGAAGAAAAAGAGAAAAGATTACAAGAAATAATAAAAGAAAATTTAAATATAGAAAAAATTCCAAGTTTAATGAAATTAAAACCTAAGGCACCTAAGAATGATCAAACACTGGATGGAGTTAGATTATATGTATATTATAATAAAACTACAGAAGAATTTGAATTGTATTTAATAGATTTATATCATTTAGGTATTGATGGGAAAAATTATAAAATAGGAAAATATGATTTAAAAGGAAGATACAAAGTTAACTCAGAATATAAAAAATGCATATCAAAGATAGCAGATGATTATACCTAAGAGACTAGCAATAGTCTTTTTCTATTTACAAAAAATAGCATTTTTTTGCATCTTCGACAAGTTTCGACAGACAAAGTAAACATAATATGTTATAATACATATGAGGTGATTTAATGAGCTACAGAGTAGAACTGTTAATCATAAAAAACAAAGCAAAATTAGAACAAATGATAAGAGAGAATTACAGTAAAGAAAGAATACTAAAGCAGAGTAGACTTTTAGATAAATACATAAATATAAAGATGAGAGAGCTAGTCAGTTAGTTCTCTCAATTATAAAAAAAGCAAAAAAGTAGATATAAAAAATCTACTTTTTTTATCTCATTGACTTGAGGTCAATAAATGTATTCATTAAATATATTATAAAAGAATTTTAAAAATTAGTCAATACCTAATTTTTCTTTTAAGGCTTCTTGAAGTACTTGAGAAAAATTGATATTATTTTTTTCTGACAAATTGTTTAACCAGGCTGGAATAGTTAAAGTTTTTTTAACTGCTTTATTATTAAATTTTTTTCTATATTCTTCCATATCAATGCTTACAAATGAAACAAATTGATTCTTTTGTATATCAATATTTGAAAAATCTAAAGTAGGTTTTGGGACAT